TGTACCATTAGCAAATATAGTTCCTTTTTCAATCATATTGAATGTCATAGGATACCAAATTCTTTTTTGTTCATCAATATGTTTAATATCCTTATGTAATTCAGGCATTGTTAACTCATATTCAAAAGGATCAAATTCACCCTCAATCATAAGGTCATTAGTATGAAATCCACAACCCATACAATTATATGAGTTTTTAGTTTCATTTATTGGAAGAGAATAACAAGCATCTGATCCACATTTAGGACATATTATTAAAGCATCGTTTGTCATATTTTCTTTAATTTAGGTAATTCAACTTTTTTTAATTGAGGTAATTTAAGTTCAACTTGTTTAGGTAATTCAGAAACATTTTTATCAAGTATTGACTTTAATTTTTCAGCCATTTTTTCAAATGAAAATTCATTTTTAGATTTAAAAGATTGACGTTTAGCTAATTCAGTATATTTTTTATAGTTAATAAAAACATCATTTAAAGCTCTATTTACTTGAACAATATCAGGAGAGAACCATAATCCTTCTTTTAATATAATACCTTGAACATAAGCACTTGGATGTGTTGGTTTTAAGTCACCTCCAACAGATAAAATAAATTCTGGGTTTAAGAAATCCATATGACCTGACCATCCTGATACTATCATTGGTTTTTTAAGAGTACTAAATTCAAGTAATGGACGACCAAAACCTTCACCTTTAGTTAATGATATCATAGCTTTAATTGAAGGATGATTATATAAATAATTCATTTCTTCTTCAGTTATATCACCATGTAATAAGTAAATGTTAGGTAAGTCTCCTTTAATACTTTTTCTTATATTATTTATACGTTTTAGTATTTCATTTCTATCTAATATAGAACTTCCAGCTCCACTTGATTTTAATACTAAAGCAGGTTTATGTTTTTTGTTTTTAAATGTTTCTAAAAATGTTTTAATCATTAAACCTACATTTTTTCTATCTTCACCTATATCACCTTGTAACCAATGTCCAACAAACAAATAACAAAATGATTCTTCAATACTATCTAAAGCATTAACTACAGGACATTCAGGTAATTCTTCATCTGGAATTTCAAAGTATTTATTTAGATCTACTCCTTCAAATAATACTTCAATAGGTTTTTCAAGTTTAATTAATCTAACAATCTGACCATGTTCATTCTTTTGTTCAAAATTAATTTCTTCAAAAACTTTCTTAGCATGTTCAGAAGAAACTAAAGTTAAATTCATTCTATTTACTCCATCAATCCAACTAGGATCACAAACTGTTGTTTCAATACCTGCTGTAACCCCAATATTATATCTACCTACAGGCTGAAATTCATTAGGTACAGTTATTTGAAACCAAACATCTGGTTGTTTAGGCAATTGGGTTGTTAATGGTGGTAGAAAATATGATTGTAAAAATCCCCATTCTTCTATATGGTCTTCAATATAATTCCAAGGTGTACTACCCCAACGTTGAGGAATAATATTGATTTCCCAATCGTTTCCTTTTGTTTGAATAAGAGCTTTAACAAAATCTCTAGCTCTAGCTCCATAACCTGAATATGTGTCTATAGGACAACTAACTACACAATATTGTTTCATATTAATATATTAATTTATGTTTAACTTTTTCTGGTTTTAATTCTTTGATTTTAAAAAATTCTAAAGTTGGACGAGATTCAAATTTATCAAAACATTCATCCATGTATTTAATCATATTATTAGACATAGCTTCAGCTGTCATCATAGCTTCTTCACTTCTAACCCATTCAGCTCCTTTCATACCTCTATGTTGTCTTTCTTCTTTGCCTAAGTTATATACTTTTTCAATAGCTTTAGCTATATCTCTAAAATCACATCTGTCATCCCAAATATAAGGAGTTGGAATTGAACCTACAAGTGATAAATTACTAGGAAATACTGGTTCAACCCATTCACCATGTTCTTTATATGTTCCAAAATGATTTGAACAAAATTCTTCATCAAACTCCATCCATTTACCATCACGAACAAATCTCATTTGATCCTGCATACCACCAGTAACATTACCAATAATCATTGTTCCAGCCATCATACTTTCAGTTAATGATAGACCCCAACCTTCATTTGATGAAACTAAACAAGTCACATCAGCTATATTATATAACCAATTCATTTGTTCAGTGGTGAAAATATTTTCAACAATCTTAACATTAATATGTTCATCACCTAAATAGTTTATAACAGCTTCTAAATCAGTTCCATTTTCATCTCTTGCTTGTGTATGTAAAAGTAATAATGATTTTTTAGCTTTTTCAGGTCCAATACTGTCACAAAATACTTTATAACCAGCTATTAAATCAGGAACTGATTTCCTTCTAATGTTACGAGCGTTATAAAAAACTACATATTCATATTCTTTATTATCTAATGTTTGTTTTTTAAACAATTGATAATCATTGTATTTCTCATATTCTGGGGTAATTTTAAAGAACATTTTATGGTTAATACCATGAGGTACATATCCGATTACTTTATTTTTAGCTTTATCACCTAATACTATTTTATTAATATTGGTTGTTTGTTTTGAAATACCCATTAATAAATCACATGACTCATAAAAAGATTCATTGTATTGTGGTGCTGGATAATTATCCCAAATGTTTAGGTACATGATTGGAATTTGTTTTCTTATTTCATTTTCAATTTGAAATAACCAAACCCAATACCTAGGATCTGTAAATAATAAAATAGCATCAATTTTTTCATGCTTAATAATTTGCCTAATCAAATCAGGGTTACCATAACCACTGATTGGCATTACTTTAACATCAGCATCATTAATACCATTTAATTCATTTGTAGCAGGAGATAAATCAAAACGTTGACCTTGTTCAGGATGATTAATAGCTCCTCCTAAATTAATCCAATTGTAATGATGAGATGTTCCTATAACAAACTCTTTTCCCATTGTTGCAATCCCTGAATGTAATCTAATATCATCACATAACAGGAGAATGCGTTTTCTCTGTTCTTGCGGAATATAACCTTGTTTATTCATAAAATCTAATTAAATACTACCTGTGGGTTTTGTAAAAACTGTTAAATCTTTTCTAAATTTAGAATCATAAACATATAGATGCATACATCTATCTACTAACTTTTGAAGTGAAAACTTTGTTTTAACACATTCTACTTTAAAATCATTGAATAATTTTTCATCTACCTTAACAGATGTTAACTGTTGATTGTTTTTCATAACTTGTATCTACTTATGTACGTATATAAATATATAACTCTTATCCAAAAAACTGCGCTTGTTGTAAATTCTTGTCACAAAGGTTTGGAGAGTTGTTATATGGACACCAACGACAAGTGTCTTTAGATACTATTTTAGGATAGTCTTTCTGAATAAAAGTACCATCATTATTAAAACATTCATCTAAAAACGATTGAAATGAAGTGTTAGCTTTTTTTATTTTGATTTTACCAGCTGCTGGTTTAAATTCTTGAACTCTATTAATAATAAAATCTTCACTTTCCCAAATTTTTCTTCTAACAACTAAAAATTCAACTTCAACCTTATCAATATCAATTTTATATAAATCTGAAAACCATTGTTTATAAAGCAATATTTGATTTATTTTAATATCATCCTTTTTCTCTTTAACTGACCATCCTTTAGTTGATGTTTTAATATCAAAAATATAATATCTATCATAATTTTCATCATATAAAATAAAGTCAATAAAACCTTTCATATACACATTTTGTTTACTAGAAACAGGTTTAATAATAGGTACTTCAATACCAATTAATTTCCAATTTCTAATACCTAAATATTTGGCTCTATTTTTCTTGAAATATGATAAAATGGCTATTCCATCTTCATAAAATTCTTTCATTTCACCTGGAGATGAAAAGTGTTGTTTTTTGTTTCTATCTAATTCAGATTTATAATTTTCAGTAAAACGTTCTTTAAAAAAAGATTCAATATCAAAATCATCAGCTTTCTTTCCAGAAACATTATAAATCATGTCAATATACTTTTGCATTGCTTCATGCATTGATGTTCCAAACACAGTATGGATAGTAGGAACATAAATAGCTTCTCCCTTAACATAGTTTAAATACCATTGATAAGGACATTTTCTCCAAACTGAATATTGAGAATATGATACTGTTCTATCAGTAGCATAATTTATCTCATGTAATTTAATTTGGCTAACTGGATTTTTGAATTTAGCCATTATTTTTACCTTTTATCATTTGAATAGCTTTTTCAAGATATAAAGCTAAATCCATTGCTTCTTCTTTAGCATGTTGAAGATAATCTAATAAAGCTAAATCAGTTCTATCTAATGTTTGACCATATTTTTCTTCACCCATTTGAGCTCTTTTAATATGTTGATCAATAATTGAATCTACAACTGAGTCTGTTTTCAAAACTGTACGAGTTTCAACATTACGTCTAATCCCATAAATTTCACTATTTTTTGTCATTTTTTCTTCTTTTTAGAATAACCATTAATTTCATTTAATATAACATCAATATCTTGCTTTTCCAAAATATTTAAATAATCTTTAACTTCACGTATTGAACATTTAAAATATTCGGCTAATGTTTTTAATTGTTCATCATCATACTTAAGATTTGACTTTATATATTTGCTCCAAACTTTCTTTTTTGGTATAACATCTTTATAAAAGTCATAAAGTTTATCATTAGGCATAGGATAAGTTTGAGCCATTTCAACAATAGGGATATATTCTTTAGTCATACTTAAAACCCTATTAACTATATAAGGATTAAAAGCAGATTTTTCTGTTTCAGTGAAACTATCCCATTCACGCTTATTAAACGTGATCATATTTACCCAGTCAAATACTGTCATTAATCCTGTTTCTTTAGATCAGATGGAATAAATTCCTCATTTACATGTTGACATTTGCTACAAGAAAAAACTGGAATT